TCAATCCACGATGTATGTAAAATAAACCCCGTGCTCGATAGCGAGCCATCTTTGAAGTTTGCGATAACGGAAAGCCCGTTTGAAGCATCAGCGCACCCGAATGTAATTATTGGCTGTTCCGAAAATGCGATTGGGAAATCAATCGTCTGATAATCTGCAGTTGTTGTGACCGAAACCGATTGGCGCAGGATGTTGCCCGTTTTTACCCACCAGCCGCCTGAAATGTTGCCGCTTGCTGCTATGGTTCCGGTGGTTGTGGGGGCGTATGCGTAAGACGCACCCGAACTGTCAGCAAGAATAACATTCCCGGAGCTGTCCGTACTCATATTGGAAATGGAGTTATATCCAGTCCCCGGACGCGAGGGGATGATCCGGTATGAACCCACCAGAGAACTGATAACGAAAGGCGCACCGGACGCATTATTATGGCCCAGATAGGTAATGGGTGAATTGGTACCGTCATTCGTGGTGTTGGTGCTGACCTTGGCTGCAATCTCTGTGGCAAATGTGCTGTTCTGGTCTGTCTGGGTAGTCTGGAACGATGTCAGGTTGGCCTGAACGGTTGTCACGTCGGAGTAGTAAGCAATCGCACTATAAACATCAGTGGTGCCGTTGTTGTAGACGAAGGTAGGACGACCACTCCCTCCAGCCTGATATAGACTCTTGCCCTGCGTGTCCCCGGCTGACGTGGCCACCCCATAGACGCCCGACACACAGTCGCTGATGTCGGCAGACAGCGTGGCGTTGGTATTGGTCTGGGCCGTCTGGAACGCGGAGAGATCTGACTGCAATGTCTGGACATCGCTGTTCATCGCAAGGTCGATAATTTTGGGCGTGCCCGTGGCGTCCTGGTAGGTGAACGCCGGGAGCTGCGTCACATTCTGGAACCACAGCCCCATACCCGGTAGGTCGCCGGTCGTGCCCGTAATGGTGGCCAGATACGTGCCAGACAGCAGCGTGCCATGATCAACGTCATCAATCGACACGCGCAGCAGGCCATCATACGTTGAATCCTGCCCCAGATTGACCTTGTCGGTGGTCTGGTTGGTGCCGCCGCCCTGCTGCACGGGGGTGAAGCCGAGAAGCGGTTCATAGCCTGAGCGGATAGCGGCAAGAAGCCACGTTTCCAGATCGTCTACGGTATCGCTATCCGTGCAGTCCTGCCCATTGTCGGCAATTATCTTCCCGAGAACAGCAGAAAAGACACTGGTCTGTCGCAAAACCTTATTGACATAGGAAGAATACGCCAGACCCGCCACAAAACCTGCGGAAAGCGCACCATTTGATCCAATCAGGGACTGATATTCAGTATCTGTTACAACATTGGCGCTGCCGCCAGAGGCGAAGGCAGAAAAGGAACTGGTAGCCATTGGCATCTCACGATACGAAACTATAGGAAACGGATATCCCCGCCGGATTCAGGGGGAGGTATCCCTCTTGGATTATGGATTTTATGACCGTTGCAACATTGCCGGTGATGGTAAATGCAACTGATCGCTCCCCCTCCACGACAGAGATGGTAACGCCTGTGCCATCGGTTATTATCTCAAGAATTTCTATGGCCGCTGGAAGGGTTCCGTCCCACATATTGCACAGGATTTTAGCGCGTATAAACAACCTGTATAAGTCATCATCAAGGGACGTGACGACATTGAGTGCATCCCCTACTTCCCACCAGATGCCTTGGTCAAATCCGACGCCATCCTCATCAAATGAGAAATAGACATTTACCGGCAGTTTAATCAGGCGGGATGCCCCAACCCACAGCCCTACGGCGTCAAGCTGCGTGCCTACGGCATTATCCAGATCATAGTAGCTATAGGCATTTTCAGCCACATTGATCTGATCGACAAATGCCTGCACGGATGCCCCGACCGTGGCGACGAATTTGGTCGCTCCGGCATGCTCGCTGGTAATCAGTTCTGTGAAATCGGACAGTTCAGCCATCAGTCAGCACTCGCCACAATCGTTACATCATCACTTGTGCATAGCGGCATTTCGTAAAACCCAAGTTCTATGTTCGCAGTGGACAGCGCGCCGCCATTAACCGCCAAGGTAATGGACGTTATGTCGTATGTATCCCCACCGTCATCACTATCCAACGTGGCAGGTTTGTAGAGTCTTGTCGTATAGATAGTGCTACCGATGGGCAGACCAGAAATATAATCGGCCACAGCCTCAGAAATAAGGGTGCCGATTGCATCGGTATATCCGGTCAGAGCGGTCAGTCCGATCTCGACCGTAATCGTGCCGTCATCAGGCCTATAGAAATTGATTGTGCGCTGGGTGCCTGAACTGTCTGTCACCAGTTCCGACGTATTGCCAACGGTCCCCACGCCCATGGACTTCTTGTTTGCGATGACGGTTGCGATATCGGAAGCATCCCCTCCTTCGACTACTATGGCGATATAGCCTGCCGGTATGCCGTTGCTGTCCGTGGCGTCCGTGTCATTCTCGTATCCGGTCGCAGCAGACACCCCCGTCAGTTCCTCGATAGAGCCAATCAGCCCATCCATGATCGAATAGGATGGCGTCATCGTGCTGGATGCCTGGCGCTTCCTGAGTGCCGCGTCGGTTTCGATTGCAACGCCGGGCGATGAGGCCGTTGTGTTCGTAACGCTGGTCCATCCCCGTGTTGGCGTGTTGATCGTAGTCAACGTTCCCGCTGCTACCGTGATAGCGCCTTCCGTCTCGCACGTAGCCGTTACCGTAATCTGGCCGCCGTCCGGTATCGTCACGCTGGACGGCAAATCCCATACATAACCATACGTGCTGTCTTTCACACTGCCGCCTGAAATCGTGCGACCAACGGTGCCGGACACGATTACATCGCAGGTTGAATAGGATGCAGTCTCACGGGCGATACCATTGATCTTCACCACTGATGACAGGCCAGTTCCCTGTGCTGTCGAGGGGGAGAACGAGTTGAACGTCGCGATCATGGCGTTGTTGGATGCGTTGATCGCCTGCGCAATGATGCCCAGCCACTGGCCGTCCTGTGTGGAATTATCCAGCGACACATCCGACCCGTAAATCCCCCAGAACGCATCCTTGAGCCATGTCAGGATGGAGGAATAATCAGGGGCCGTGATACCGGATGCACTTACCGAACAGGCCAGATCGGATACGGAAGAAACTGATGCCATAGCTTAACTGCCCGTGGTAACGGTGGTGGTGCCATATTCGGTCTGGATCGTGGCGGATATGGTCAGTTTTCGATTGTTCAGCGTGCTTGAATAACTGCTGATGGATGATACGCCCGGCGTGCCAAGGATGCGTGCCCGGATCACGGCATCATAAGTCGAGGTTGTTCTGTTCCCCAGAACCTTCGTGGTCCACGGCGTGCCATCGGATGTGTCGAGAAACCATTCCCCCAGCCATAGCTTCAGGCGTGTCAGGACTAATTGCCCGACACCGGCGGGGGTATTGTAGTAATAATCCTCACTGCCATGACCGAACACCATATCGCCGCTGCTATCCTGCTTTCTTACGCGCATGACCTACTCCGGCTCGCCAGTGGTTCCGGGCGCATCTGTGACAGGATGCGTATGGCTTTCGAGGGAAATGCTACCGGCCTTCACATCGCCATCTGCCGCGATTGATGACTTGGCGGTCACTGCGCCATCGACTTCAAACGTGCTGGAAAACTTGACAGGACCGTTCACGGTTAGTCCGCCCGGCACGGTCATGGTGACGGCCTGCGTTGTCGGGTTCAGGTCAATAACCGTTTTGCCGTCATCGGCACGAAGCTGGACGCTGTCCGTGCTGATGCTGCCTGACGAAATCGGCTTAGCCTCACTTGTCAGGCCTACAACGGCAACCGCATCGGACAGGTCATGCTGGCGAAGGTCGTAGGCAGGCTGGGCGGTCCCGTTCTGCCACCATTCATCAATGGATCGGGACGAGAACAGCAGCATGCATTCGTCACCCTCCGCGACCGGGAAGGTCAGGGAGCAACCGCCGCCGCGCGGGAACCAGATCGGACAATGAGGCAGTAGGGGCAAGTCAACGAATGTTGATGTGCCATCCGATGCGATGGTGCGACCCTTGGCAGCGGGCTGCACCGCAGCATATGGACTGCCATTGTTGATCGTGACAGACTGTATGATGCCCGGAAGCATGGTCCAGATGCGCGACTGCAAGCCATCAGCCAGAAGGTTCATGTCCTCCAGATGGTCTGTATAGCGTTCACGGATGTTAAGGCTGTCAGTCATCATGTGTAACCCGTGGAAGATGCGGCAACATTCGTGTGTGTGGGATCAATCGACAGACCAACAATGGTCGTATACCAAGGGTTGTCCCGCGTATCGCCTTCATAGGCCACATAAATGACCCGGTATTTTCCGGTGGGGTTGATGCCATTGACGGTTGACAAGTTGGACGCTGAATCGTCCGTCGTCTGGTCGCCGTTGTTGATGTCACTGGTGGACAGACCCACAGACGCCTGCTGTATCCTGCTGGTGCCATCGGAATTGGCGGCCCGGATATGCACGATGGAATCCATCTTGATATTCGGGTTCAGCAGGCAGGTAGCCTGAATGCCGTTTGGCGTCTGGATCGGGATGCCGATCAGGCCGGTCGAGGGGGTCAACTCAATCACGCCGGATGATGAACTGTTGGCCGCCATCTTGGATGGCTGGACAAAATTGAGCGTTCCGTCGTCGTTCGTGTAATGCACCCCGGAAACGCTTTTCGCCGTGGTCCGGCAATGGTCATTCACCATACCATACATGATCTTTGGGCGCGCCCCCGACCCTTCCACCTCTGGGAAAGCCCCAAGGGAGATATTGTATGCCGCCATCTGCTGCGCCTGCTGCTGGGCTATGCCCTGGTGCGTCCAGCCTGCTGCTATGGTCTTATTGATGGTCGCATCAGCAAACGCATTGCCATTGGCTTGCGCCTGAATGTCCAGATAGGTGTCTGTAGGGTTCTCCCGGCCAAAAACGATTTGGCGGGCATCTCCCTGAAAGATCAGTCCCGACTTGCTTTCATATCCTGCCGACAGGGACACGGTTTTGTTAAACTGCGTATGGATGATGGCAGCCGTATTCTTGCTCACATTCCATATGCGGATCATTGCGGTTTTGGGCGTGTTGACTGTGCCCTGTGTGATGCTGAAGCGCACACGCAGGGAAGACAGGTCAATCGTGTTTCCCAGGCTATCCCCGACAACCAGACTGCACGCGCGGATGAATTGCGTTGCCATCAGTCAATCGCCACATACAGGTGGGAAGTCGTTCCCAGATTGTCATAAGTCGGGACCGCATCCCAGTCGCCATCCGTGCTGACGAACATGCGGCACCCGAAGCCCAGATAGCCATACTGCCCCAACAGGTCAGTCCCGGTCACAAGCGGTATGCCGCCCACGATCTGATTGCCGCTGGAATCCGCCAGGTCCATTACCCATCCACCCTGCGTGCAGTTCAGATACCGGAAGGTGAAGGTGTAGGAGACGCCATTCATGGACGCGGTGAAGGTCTGGGCCTCCCCCGACAATGGCACTTCGTAATAGGTTGTCATGGCCAGCCAAACAAAAAGGCCGCCCCGAAGGACGGCCCGCAATTTTTGTGACGATAGTCAATTAGTAGCGTATAGCGAGTCCGGATACAAGCAGAACTGCCAGACACGTCAGGCGATTTCCTTGGCTATCGCTGGCGCGCGATTGATCTCGCAGCCCGGTATCATCATCTTCACCGCAGCGGGTGGCCGCGACTGCCCTTCCCGGTCCGCGATCATGCGGGCCACACATTGAGCGAAGCCGCATACGAATCTCCATACCTCCTCAGATGACTGTTCGCCGGATAGATATTTCAGAGAAGCACCAATGGCATCCCCGGCAGTCTGGCCAATCTGGACATTGGTTATGCCGGTCTGGCTTCCTGCTCCATCTATCGGCTCCACGCCAATCCCCCGCTTACGCAGGAACGCACACCTGGCCTGCTCAACCACAGCCTTGATGCCCAGACGACAGCGGATATGCCGGATCAGGTCATTCCGCCGCCACTTCGCGTTGGCATCGTTCGGTCGGCCCTTGAGGTGCGTTTCCCACGCCTCGCAGTTCTCCATCCAGATCAGCAGTTCTTCGTCCTCTGGATAGTGCCCGCTGATCGGGTTCTCCTTAAGGGTTACGTTGTCGCTGGCTCCGGGGAGCGCGCGAAAGGGGCAGCCTTGCCCTCCCCTGCGATCATGGCAGTCCGCAGAATGCTCACCAGATCGGGCGACCACTTCAACTGCTGCTGCGATCCCTTGCCGTGCTTGCGGGTCGTGTCGAACATGCGGCCATATTTCGCGCCCGCTTCGGTCATCGTGTAATCGCTCGATGCGCTGGAACCGTCTGACTTCACCTGATGGCCAGTGGCAGTGATGAGCCTGTTCGTTGCAATGGGACTCAGTCCGATCTGCTTGCCGATCTGCGTCGGAGTCAGGTAGTTATCCTGCGTCGGGGCGGCAATGGACGTGATGCCCATCAGTTCCAGCGGATTGACGCCTGACAATTCCTTCGTCCCGCGTGCAGCCGACAGCAGGCGCTGGTTTTCATCCAGATGTGTAAAGTGAGAGGCGACACGCAGGCAGCGTTCGAAGGCCACGTCGAAGGGTGGCTTGCGGATGCGCTTTGGCCTGGCGGATGGAATATCCCCCTTCATCAGCGCCAGCAGAGCGCGAAGGCACTGAACATGGAAGGCGGGGCTGATCCACTGGGCGTAGGCGAGGATCACTTCTTCGGAACCATAGGTGCCACGCCCGTCATTCGGCCCTGTGGTAACCGTAACTTTAGGGTCTGGGGAAATTCCCCCAGACCTCAATTCAGCAATCAAAGCCTCGGTCTGAGAGTTTTTAGCCCATTCATTCGGTCCCTTTGAAGCCGGAGCACCAGCAGCCTTATGGCAATCGTTCAGGCAATAGCGTCCTTCCGCGTCCTGACGGATTGCGGTGGAAAGAATGGTCAGTCCTGTGTTATGCGTCATCGTGTTGTGACTTCCTATGGTCATTTCTGGAAGGCAGCGGGATCGGTCGCCAAACTTGCTCCCGCTGCCTTTTTTGTTTCTGCCAATCCGCGCTCAATCAGGTGGATGATTGCAGCGTTTCGGCTTCGAAATCCTTCGGGGATACCGAAAATGTCGATCGCAGCAACGATCCTCTTCGGCACCCTCAATTGAAGGCGTGAAATATCCTCCTTATGGACACCGGGTCCGTAGCCCGTTTTGTACGCCAATTCCCATTCCTCTTCTTTCTGACGCAACTGCATGCGCCGTATTCTTGATACAAGTATGTCACTCTTGATGTCAATTGATATGTCACCTCTCTTTGTGCTGAAAATACACATATCAGGAATGCGGAGAGTGAAATGGCGGAAGATCAGGAAAAACCGACTACTGAGCGTAGAGTGCACGTCCTGCCGGTAGAACTGCTTGAACGCATTCGCACCTACCAGAATGACAATAATATTCCGTCGGAAGTCGAGGCCGTGCGCCGCCTTTTGAGTGAAGCACTTCAGGCGCGTGATACGATTGATGACATTATGAAGCAGGTTAGGGCTTATTTCCGACAGGACCGAGATTTGCGCGCAATGGCAAAAGAAGTCTTGAGTGGGCATATCCTTGTCAACCGCATTGACATTGAAGATAGCGAAGTCCGGTTTGGGATGCGGAATGGAGATGCGGGGTCGATCAAGCGCGATGGATCAATGAAAACAGGATCTATTACAGATGATGGGAACGTATGGCTCAGGGAGGACTGGCCAAGCGTGCCGGAGAACTCCGCCACGCGCGGGTGGGATGCCCCGAACTCGAAAGAGGAAGAAATCCCATTTTAGGATAGCAAAAAGCCGCCCGAAGGCGGCTAACCTCCCCTCCCCACTCACATGGATGCTCCTTCAACAAACTTCCCAATCTGGTAATTTATATCTTCCCATTTTGGTAATAATGGGATATATAATGCCCATGCAGATCGTTGCCAAGAAAACCATCGTTGCCTTCTGGGCTGTCCACCCACGTGCGCAGTCCCCTCTGGAAACGTGGCACGTCACTGTGAAGAAAGCCGCGTGGACTGGCCCCGCCGATGTTCGCGCCACCTACAATTCAGCGGATTTCGTAGGCGATAACCGCGTGATCTTCAACATTGGCGGCAACAACTATCGTCTGGTTGCCCACATCAACTACCAGTTCAAGACGGTCCTGATAAAGTTCATCGGAACGCACAGAGAATACGACAAGATCAACCCGGAGACAGTGTGATGGATATCAAGCCCATCAGGAATGATGATGATCTGGACGCCGCCATTGCTGAGGTTGGCCGTCTGATGGAACTCAACCCCGAACGCGGCAGCCCGGATGGAGACCGCCTTGAAGTCATGGCGGACCTTGTGGCTGCTTATGAAGCCAGGCACTACCCTATCGGGCTGCCTGACCCCATAGATGCCATCCTCTACCGTCTTGAGGAAAAAGGCATGTCGCGCAGCCAGCTTTGCGCGGAAGCTGGCATTGCCCAAAGCAGGCTGAGTGATGTGCTTAACCGCAAGCGCGGCCTGAGCATGGGAATGGTCCGGTCCTTTTCCCGCGTTCTGGGGCTTCCTGCGGATACGCTGGTTCAGGAGTATCCCGTTGCGGCGGAGTAGCGGAATAGAGGGATACCCAACGCAATATGCCCTCTGCCCTCCCCTCCCTACGAACTAGGATCCTGTGCCGCCACCGATGTCTGGTTGCTAACCTCGGATAGCTGCTGCTGGCCGCTATTCACGGTGGCCGCCGTGGAAGATGCGTCGGACTGATCGGATGATGATATTGAGGATGTCACCGTGCTGGCGATAATCACTTCCTGACAGGTGACTGAAACATGCATCGCATAGGCTGTTTCCGCCGTGGTCTCCGTCTCGATGCTCGCGATCAGCATGTTTTTATAAAGCCGCTTGCTGGTCACGACCTGGCACAGGGTCCGGGCGGACTGTAGCGCCAGAAGCTGGGCATAGATTTCCTTGACAAACCCTTCCCCAAGGTTCCCGTCAACCAGATCAGTCAGGGAAAAGCTGTCAAAATCCGACCCCAGCGCCTGAATGCTGCTGTTGGAAAACCCGTATTCCAACCGCACCTCAGCGGGCATTTTGAACGCATGGTCCGTGATGGATGCGCCGGTCTCAACCGGGTGCTGGGTTATGGTAAGCGCGTCCCGGTGCCCTTCACGCGCCACGATATCGGGCGTGGTCGTGGTTCCTGTTGCCGCCACGATATGGCCGTTGCTCTCAAACAGCAGGGACGCGATTTCTGTTGCGGTGCTGGTCATGCCGTTTTATTCATCAGGTTTCGGGTGATGGCACTGGTCGTGCGGTTGCTGATATAATCAGACACCGCCTTCCCTACGGCCTGAGGGGACTGCGCGCCGTTGATCGTAACATAATTATTGACGCTCATGCTCTGGCTGGCCGCCCCTCCTCCATTAGCCGCATTGAACAGTTGTGGGTTCCGGCTCATCGCATCCGATGCAAGCTGCCACCGCTTCTGGTCTTCGTCCCCGAACTTGTTTAGCGGGCGCTCATATCCAGCACGGAATATGTGGGTGGCCATGGCGGCGTCATTGGTTCGATAAAGGTCTCGCCCCGCCTGTCTTGCCTGCGGGTCCGACCCCATTTGCATCTCATCAAAGATGGCCTCAAGCTGCTGTGACAAATTGGCATGATATACGTCAATGCCGAATTGCTGATAGATCGCACGGGCACGGTCAGGATGCCATTGGGCAACCCCACCCGCGCGACCGCCATCCCCCCGCGCTTCTGGATTCAGCCCGCTTTCCTGCTCAAGATTGCCCACAATCCCGGCGGTTGCCTGTGGCGAAAATCCCTTGCCGATAAAGAATTGAAACGCCTGCTTCTCACGGGCTGCGGTGGAATCGCTCACAGCATGCCGCTTATGCACGGCACGGATTGCGTCGTGCACGTCGCCCCATGCCTTATATCCCTCATATCCAGCAAATGCAGCAGCGCCCCCGACAACAGCCATGGGCGCACCGAAAGCCGCCCCGCCCGCTGCTTCGGCACCCTCGGCGGCTGGCGCGATCCGTGACGCATTCCATGCAGCCTGAGCACGGGATTCAGCGGCGGTAGGAGGGCCGAACATTTCTGCCCCGCCTTCAGCCGCCGCTGCCGCCCCGCCCGCTGCTTCAGCACCTCCTGCAGCGCCCCCCGCTGCCTCGACGCCACCCAACGCCTTGGCAGCAGCAGCGGCAGGCTCCCCTATCTTCATCAACGCCGTCCGCAGCGCCGCAGCAGCCAGTCTCCCCCCACCCAGCGCCCGGACCATCATCAGGATGGGCGTTACGACCCCAGCAACCCACCGGGTCGCCATGAACGCGGCTATGCCCTCAAGAACAACCTTCCACCCGACCGTGTTCTCAACGCCGGAATTGATGGCCTTCCCAGCCTTGATAAGCCACTGGACAAAAGCCACGACCTCCTGCACGCCCTGCTCGATGGCGGCGGCAATCTCGGGGCCGTGCTGCATCAGGTAATTGTTCAGATCGTGGATATTTCCACCGAACGCTTTTTGCAGGTCGATCATGACCTTCTGGCCAATCGCTTCCACGATCTGCCAGGTCACGCGAATATCCTGCATGAACTGCGCACTCTGTTCCCCGGCTTGATCCTGATTCAGGCCGATGGAGGAATAGATGCGACGGTATTCCTGTTCGTATTTACGCAACAGGTCAGGTGCACGCTCAAGCGCCTGCATGTCTGTCTGGCTCAGGCCAAATGCCTGCGCCCATGCCAGCGCGTGGCCCTGAATGGGATCGTCACGGAACTTCTGGCCCATATCCGTGACGATATCGGCCATATCGCGCATATGCCCGTTGGCATCGCGCGTCTGCACCCCGAACCGCTGTATGCTGTTTTCCATGCCGGGCAGATTGCTGACCCGGTTGCCAAGTTCCTGCAAAGACTGCTTGGCGGTCTGGGCATTACCGCCCAACTGCCCCACGGCGAACCCGAAGGCATTCATGTTCGTGACGGATGACTGCGCCCGCTGCGATGCATAATGCATCTGCTCATAGGTCTGGGCCGTCTTGGCTACGGCGGCTACCAGTCCGGTGAGCGCAGCCGTGACCGTAATCGCCCCGATCTTGATGCTTTTTAGCTGGTCACGGAAGCGGTCCCCGCCGCGCTGGTCAACGTCCCAACCAAGGGAGACGAGAAACTCCTGTAGGACGTTGGCATCAGACATTATTTAATATTCTCCGCAGCGCGGTGCGCGCGCACCTCATTTTCGGCACGCGCGTCAAGGGCATCATTCATCAGAGCAAAATCAGCCAGCGACAGGGTGTGGTCATGCAGGCTTTCCATGCGGCACATCTGGGCAAGTATGGGCCGCATGAGAAAATCAAGCCCATCCGGCAGCATGACCGGCTCGAACCTTAGACCGCTGCCGGTGCGCTCGAAGCGGGCGGAGCGGTAGGAATAAAATTTCCAAGGTTTTCCGCGATGACCGCCCGCACAAGGGACATGACCGTTGGCAGGTCAACAAAGTCATACGCCAGCACGCCGGGGCGCGGCATGACCGGGAAGGATGTGCCGCCGCTGTTCGGGTCCACATAGCGCACGACGCCAAGGCAGGCATCGACGATATAATCCGTATCGGCATCGTTCAGCCCGGATACGGCTTCCGCAATCTTGGCAGCAACGTCGCCCTCGTTCGCCATGGCCGCCATGAGTGGAGCCATGCGACGGGCGACATGAAGCTGCTTCATGACGGGCATTTTGCCGACCAGATATTTCCGGTCGGCAACTTCGATTTCGTTCATCGCCAGTTTCCTCAGTAGGTGCCAAGTACGCCATCAATGATGCCGCAACGGAAAGCCCATGTGACTACGCCGCCATCGTTCGCGTATTCAATATTGGGCCAGCGCAGGAAAGCAGCGCCTGCTGCGGTCAGCGTATCCCCGCTGACATTCTGCCTGACCACGATCACGTTCTTGCCCCACAGCGCGGACGACAGGCGCTGTGCGTTATAGGCTGCCGAAAGCAGGGCGTTTTGCGGGCTGTTCTTCAGCAGACGAACGGTGATCGTTCCCGCATTGGCCGCATGCAGGGAGTGCATGTAGGAGCCATCAGCGCCAACCGCGAGATTGGTCTTGTCGGCCTCCATCTCAATGGAGATGCCCTCCTCTGCCGCGCCCGCGTCCGATCCCAAAGAAACGGCCAGACCGGATCCCACGATGGACGCCGTAACGTCCTGGAACGAATATGTCCCGAAAACAATAGCCATTGGAACGCTCCTTAGTTCACGACGGTTACGGCAACAGAGGACGAATGCACGGCCCCTGCCAGCTTGCAGGCGATCTGGCAGGGAACCGCCTGCCGCGCGGCGCGGTCACTGGATGACTGGTTCGCCACCGGCTCCATGTAGGCATAATAACCCTTGGTCAGCGTGCCGCCTTCAAGAAGGGAGCCGATGTCAGGTCCGGTCCATGTTCCGGGCGCAAACAGGCCATTATCCACGAACTGCGCACAGACCGTTTCATAGACACCCAACAGGATGTTCATGCCGGAGTCCGTCTGAGGTATCTTGGTCGTGCTGGTATACAGGGCATTCCAGCCCGCCACCTGCAAGGCATTCTGGAAAGCGTCCAGCCCGATCAGGGTATCAATCCATTCGCCGCTTGCCGTCACACCCTGCTGGATGATGGCATCGCCGTTCTGGTAATTGACGTAGTAATTGCAGTCCTTGGCATCCAGCGCGTTTGCTTGCGTCTGTGTTAGGGTCTCTGCCGTGATGTCCGGTTCAGTCTTGAACTTCAAGGTGAGCGTCGTATTGTCCGCGCTGTAATCGACGGTTGCGATGCGCCCGAACATGGACACAGCGGCATATGGGCTGCTGGACGAATACTGAACGATGGTGCGGGTGTATCCTGCCTTGGAGAGCAGATAGGGCAGGTCAGTCGTGCTGGACGCATCGTATGCGGCTGCGTCCTGGCTGGTAAACCAGAACGAACGCGAGATGCTGAAACCCTCGACCATCTCCGCGACATCGGTGATCGTGCTTGCTGCAATGCTACTTGTCGTGGCTAGAGCCAGGCCATACCAGTCTGCGGAGTAATCTTCCAGACGACTCACTGCTGTAGGAATATCTTCCCCGTCTCGCACTTCGCCAATATACAGCGTGGACGGCTGGGGAGACTGCGAGAAGAACAGGTCTGCTGCAATGTATTCCGGATCAGTTGTTCCGAAATCTTCGCCAACATCATCCAGCCCGGTATAGGCGCGCAGGTTCTCCGTGTCAGAGAATACGCCAGCCGTAGTGCCAAGCAGCAGCAACGCGCCGAAGTTCCTTGTTGACGACCCGGTTGCCTGTAGCGTTACCGTGACATCAACGACATTATTAACTGATAGCCCTGTCGTGCTCATTGTAAATTTTCCGTATCGAATGGTTCAGTGGTGATATTCCCGCCGCCGCCATCGGCCATGATTGACCCGGAAGATGACAGGACAGAAAGGATGGGGTAGGTGCGCCGGGAATGCCGCCTGAATGTAAGTGAGATATCAGCGCGGTTAATGAACCGCCGGTTGGTCAGTTCCGGTATGCGCCTGATCGTATCGGCACGCTTGAAGGCAATACCCGCTGCCAGTAGCGCAGATCGGTTTTGGGACAGCATCAAGCCATCCCGCAGGTCCGATGCCCTCAGAGCAGAATTGGGGCCGTAAAACGAACACAGGACAGTCAGGGTCTCATGGCGCTCAACGCCACCTGATAATGCCTCGGAGAATGTCGTGATGGCATTCGTATCCGCTGCAATGTCCGTAACGGAAAGGGCGCACCAGTCTATGTGCGGTTCCGGCTGCTTTGGAGGGAGACGCTGCCATCGCGGTCGGACAAGCGTTGGGTCGATCCCGGTAAGAGCCGCAACTGCAGGCTGGAATACCAGGTCAAGGTCAATGTCCTGCCCAGCATCCTCATACCCGCTTGGGACAAGATATCCACCCGTGGATGAATCATTCGCTGTCACCGGCGTCTACCTTGTCCTGTAGGGAGATGACGGCGCAGTCCGCCGCCACATACCCGGCACCGAAATTGGACCAGTCATCGACAGAGACAACAGTGTATCTCTTACCGCCGAACGTCACGATGTCAGCGGATGTATCGGGACTGCCTGAATCAAGAACGAAGCGCGTATAAACCCGGATTCCCCCCGCCAGAAGCTCGGCGTTCGGGTTACGGATCAGTTCCTGTGATGTAAGGGGCACGGGCGCACCATAGAACGACTGCGAGGTTTCCGCGATCTGGGTCATGCCCTGGCTGTCTACCGTCTGCGTTGGGCGCGTGACGGTAAGCGTCTGGATAAAATCCGGGTCAAGCAGGTTGTCGGATACGTCGAGTAACGGCATTACTGTGCCTTCACTGTGCGGATCACATACGTGATGTGCTGTTGCAGATCGCCCGTGTCGATCAAAGGCTGCGCCAGATCGGTTCCAGCAGGTTGCCCGTCTTTCCTGTTGGCCAGTTCTTCCGCTGCCCCCGGCCTGCCCCTGCGGGCACGCGCTTCAACCGTTGCATCGGCCAATGGCGTGAATGGGCCTTCATCCATCTTGTTTTTTACAGCAGCCTCGGCCCTTAGCCCGATTTCATTCAGGCCGTTATTGGCGGCAGCCGCATTCCCCTCCATGGAGTCAACGCCAACCTTGCGTAGCACTTTGACGGCATCATCGCGTATGGATGCGACGCCGGGCACCAGAAACGGTCGCGGGGGGATGTTCTTTTCCGGGCATCCATATTCCTGCACATAGCCAATGAGAGCATTGCTCGCACCACTGCCATCGTCACGCTGCGCATTCTCGGCGGGGATACCCACCATAACGCGCTTCGTGGCCAATGCCTTAATCCGCGCCTGCAATCCGGGAAGCGCGTCTTTGGTCAGGGTGACGCCGGGCTTTTTCAAAACTGGTGCCCTCCCGTTCCAAACAGGCCCATGAAATACCAGTAGCGCTGCCCATAGCTGGACAGGTTCCAGAACCCGGCATCGTCATATTTGCTGATGCTGGTATCATAGGACTTTGATAGCGGCCCGACCGACTTGGATGCCACCACGCCGGTCGTAACCCCCGGAACGGAACCGGCGGCAGCAGCGATTGCCGCCTCTCGTCCAAGCACCAGTTCATGCCCGACAAACAGGGCCAGACCCAGATTGTAACTGTCGCCCCACCGTCTCTGGTCAACAAACTGCGCTGCCACGGTAAGCCACATCGTGATGGTTGCCGTGGGGTAGCGCGTCGTGTCCGAAAACTCCGGGAACAGCGTCAGGAAATCACTGGCGTTCATAGTAGCCCTTTGGTTTTCGGCCACGGCGCTTTGGAAGGGGCACAGGTTCTGCGGGGATGGCCTCCCGCTGCACATCGGTCTGAGGTGCGCTTCTGATCTTTTTTCGCAAGGACCGCTGCGCCACCATTGGCAGCTCAGCCTCCCTGTCTGTGACGGCATGCCAGCCCGGCCCGAAATCCCGACGCCGACCATCCGGACCGCGAAGGGTGAACGGGTGAAGAACAAGGATTTCGGGCATGGGGTCAGATCCCGTCCATCGCACCGGTCGTTTCAGGATAGACAAACTCCACCTGACCCAGCAGCGACCAGTAGGTCGTGCGCAGCCACATGTCCTGATAGGTGATCGGCGTCTTCTGAAGCGGCACCAGAGGATAGCGGATCATGTTGATGTCCTTGGTGTAGGCGAACATGCGATCCGTACCATTCGTCCCGCGCCCGATGCACCACTTGACCGGCTGGATTTCCAGACGCTCCCCGGTGGACTGGGTATAGGTGTTGTTGACGCGGATGTATTCCAGAATGGACTGCGTGCCCGCCGAAGACACTGTCCGGTTCAGCAGGGCATACTGGTCAGGCGGCATCAGGATGTGGGAGGGAATCATCTTCCAGCCGGAAGCCGCCCACACATTCGCCTGGAACTCAAGGATATCGTTCTGGACCAGTTCTGCGCCATTCGTCATGACCAGCTTCGATGCGAACGACGTGCCGCCACCCGACCCGGCAGCAGATGCCGTGCTGACGGTGGTAGCTGGGTTGTTCAGCATCCCGTAGGTGTTCTGGAAGGCAGGCTCACCGATGTAGACCATCTCATCGATGTCCATCTGATGCTTCATGTGCATCGCGGCGAGCTTCTGGGCATCAATGGGACGCCCAAGGCGCATGCCCTTTTCCAGTTCGCGATAGGTGTACTGGACGGTCGATCCCCACTCACGCAGCGGCTGGGCGATCTTGTCGATGTCAACCTGCGCTGCCGGGATCGCGGTCGTTTCCGCACTGATCCAGTTCTTGCCAGCAGGATTGATGCCGCCGGTCGAGCCAAAGGCCGAACGGGTGAAGCTGGACAGGTCATCCGACACACCCACGTCTTCGCGCAGGTCGATGTCACGACCCCACGACACCATGACCAGTGGTTCATGCAGGGTCGGGTCGAGGCGCTCAAGTTCTTCGATGAAGAACGTACCAACGCTGTCCATGGTGGCGGCATCCATGGTGAATGCACTGTCCATGGCACGGGCGCGGATGATCGACGGGGTGGACGGCGCAGTGAATGCGCCATCCTTAGGGGAATTGATAAGCATATGTGGGGGTTCCATCTGAGGGCCGGGCGCACATCTCTGTGGGCCAAGGTCGCTACCCAAGCGACTTTTCACGAAATTCGGTGGGGCCGAAGCCCTCATGTCACTGAAGGTTGAAGGAGATTTCCACCAGGCCATCACTGCCCGCGTTGCCTTCAAAGCGGCCTGCGGGCAGGACAATGGTGTCATCACCATCGGCAGCGCCTTCAATGCCGCCGATCACTTCGCCGGTGCCTGCATTGGCGACACGCACATACACAGCGCCACCCTTTACCGGGGTTGCGCTGCCATGCAGCATGACCGTCATATAGCCACGGCGGGCACCATCGGTGCCATTCGCGCCGATCTGCGGGTAGGCTGAATCACCAGTGTAGCTGACAGCCCGACCGGGATACGAGCGCACCAGAAGGCCCATAATCTCGGATGCTGTTTCGGACCCGACCAGCGGGGTGGCAAGCCCTGCGGACGTGTATTTGTAGGGCATGCCAAAGCCGTAGCTTGCCCAGTCCGCCGTGGGGTCAAGGTTCTCCGGGGTAATGTCCCCCGGAGCCGGTTCACGGGAGAGGTTTCCGGCATAGCCGGTGTCCATACGAAACTTGTAAGCGACCATGTTATTCGCTCCTTAGTTGGCGGGCTGCTTGTAACGCTCGCGGTTGCGACGATTGATTTCTGCCGGGGTAACGGGACCGCCTTCCTTCTGGTCCCGCGCAGGCATGCGGCCCAGACCATAAGCCTGCCGGTTCAGATTCTTGACGGCAGCACCGGCGGCCTGAAAGGCCACACTCAAGGCATCTGCGGTCATCGACCGGACCGGGCGGTTGCCGATAACGGCACGAACGGCGGATGCCTTCTTGGGATCGGACAGGGCGGCATCCAGCGCGCGGCGGCGCAGGTTGATGATCGCATTACGCTTGCTGACGTTGGACCCGGTGGCGTCCATCGCCTGAACCCTGATGCCGGGAGCCAGCATTTCAGCAATGGTCCGTGCGTTGCGCGAGACAGCCTGGAACGCCGCATCGCCAACAGGCGCACGGTTGGGTTCGCTGATATCCTTGGCCTCTGCTTCCATCTCGCGCAGGGAATCCGCCTCTTCATCGCGGCCTTCTTCGCGCCGCACATCGGCCTCACCGGTGCGAACAGCCTCCTCCCGGCGCGCTTCCGGGTCAGCATCCTCCGTGCCAAGCAGGCCACACATTGCCAGACATTCGCGGATGGCCTCATCCGACATGCCTTCCTCCCGCATGCGCGAAACCATGCCATCCACGTCCGTATCGCGCGTGCGACGGTCCGCTGTCGAAGTGGCGGGAGTAGTATCGCCCGATACCTTCTTTTCCAGATCGGACAGCCTCGCGTCGATGCCGCCAAGCGTCTTCATGAGCTGGGTGTGGAAATCGACAGCCCGTTCGGTGTCGTCATCCTTGCCCGCAAGACGCGGCTCAACGCGCCCCCGCGGGTCTTCGTCACGACCGCGTGCACGATCCATCACAACAGTGGCGTTATCATTAGGCACTTCCGATGCGCCGTCGCGGATCGCTTCTTCCACGCCATCCGCGTCATTGGTGGAAAGCGCCGTAAGAAGTCGCTGCCCCCATGTCTTTTTCTTGAATGCCATAACAGGCCCTTCATTGTCTCCGACACGGACAGTGCGTCCGCCCCGGCCCCGCTCAACAATGGCGAGATGGTTACCGATAATGTTGTTCTGCCGGTAGTGTCCGGCCTGCCCCTCTATCGGCTCATAATCGGCATCATAGCCGGGGGAAACTTCGCGGATACCGCGCTTCTGGATGGCGTCAATCGCCTGCTGGTCGCGCACGACGAGATCGCCCAGAAGATGGTCACTCATGCTACCCGTGCCCTGCCTGACGTTGCGCAGGGAACCGCGTGCATAAGTCTGGTAATTCTGCGGACTGACGAAATCTGGTGGATGACGCAGCGTGACCGGCGCATCCTCGAACGAAGAAATCGTCTCTGGACTGAACAGATCGCCCGCATCCCGATGCACATAGATCACGCCATCCCCCGCTGGATCAAGCGGCAGTTCGGAAGGATCGTAGTGCATGGTGCCAAGGTTCGCTATCGGCACATCACGGCACAGAAGCGAGCCATCCGGGAGCAGTTCCCGCGTGTCGCCAATCCGCTGCACGGTATAAATGTCCGGTGCCCGCGCCGGAGCCAGATCAACGGTTGAAAGACGCTTGTTGGACACGATAATTCCGCTCCGATTATGGCCGGGCATTAACTCGCGCGGCAATGACATCTGCCGTGCGTTCCAGGTTCTTCAACTCATGGATGCACGACCATCTTTCGTTCTCGCCAATGCGGGGCACCGATCCGTCCGTGAAGTGGACATAATCGGCGCGAGTGCCATTCGCCGCATTGATAAGCCAGAAACTCGTATTGGTGAACTGGTCATAGTCCACGTGCAGAACATCAGCGCCGGGAGAAAACAGGGCCGTATGGAGTGCCGATCCCGTGAAGCTGACAATCGGCACCCCAGATCGCCAAAGCGCAATCTGCTGCCCCATGGACATCTGCTCCGGGTGGACAATATCAAATCCCCGGCGCGTCAAGGCAGTCTCAAGCGCAACCTCGTTGGAGATTGTCCGAACGCCCCCATTAACCTTGGCCTTGCTCAGATACACCGGCTTGCTACGCCGGATAACGGACCCGCACAAAGCATCACCAATCCGCTTTCCGAGCGCCGCATATTCCAGAAAGCATACTTTCTGTTCAATAAAGGCTGGGCACGGGATGATGACCTTTCCCAGCTTCGTGGGCTTCGGGAAGGCCGCAAATCGCTTACGGTCGATCCTGAGCGCGCCCATGATGTCGCGGAACCACGGCAGCCTGAACGCCAGATCAATCGTCATGTCGGCATGCCATATGATCGGCAAACCCATGTCGATCAGGTTCTGGCTCCACAGCCTTGAAAACGTGGACAGCAGGAAATGGCCATAATGCTTATTCACATACCCCGGATAGATGTAGGTCAGCGCGTCTGCCTTGGTTGCTGTCCCCTTGCGGGGCTTTACTCGCTCAGGCGTAAGCAATGTGCCCGGCCCCCGCGTGTGCGCGCTCTCAAGAACAAGATGCCGGTCTGGCCGGTATATCGCAGCGTGTATCTCGCTGTCCGGATGGGGGTCGAATACAGCGCCCTCCACCTCGATAATGCGCGGGGGGCGGTCGATGATATTGCGCTCGCCCCAAAAGGCGGTGGATGGCTTCAGGCTCAAGAAATCCACTCCTTATTGGCCTTCTGCCATGCAATGGTTCTCGCCATAGACGCATCGAAGGATTCCGGCGGCTTCCATCCGGCTGCCTTCATCTTGCTTCCATCAAGCCCATAATGCAGGTCATGGCCCGGACGGTCTGCATGGAAGTTGACGTGCCTGACAGTCAGGGGCTTCCCCATGAGTTCGGCAATCTTCTGTGCCATTTCCAGATTGTCCAGCCGCGCGTCGCCTACGATATTGTATCGGTCCGGACGATCAATCTGGCCTGACTGATGCCGGTAAGCGTCACCCCGGCGCAGGATAAACAGCACAGCATCCGCTGCGTTGGCTGAATGGATGTAATGCCGCGATCCGATCTGACCATCACAGGACGTGTGGACTTCAACCGTCCTGCCATCTGCCACAGCCTTCTGCACCTTGACCGGGTATTTATCAGCCCCCTGCATCTCACCGAAATTGTTCATCGTATTGGTGATGACAATCGGCACGCCATAGGATCGCCAGTAGCTGATGGCGATTGCCTCCTGCGCCGCCTTGCTTGCCGCATAGGGGTTGCTGGGAAGGATGGTATCCCATTCAGGATGACCGTCCCCATCGGCAACGTCCGGGCCATACACTTCATCGGTCGAGAACTGGACGAATGCGCCAAGCCCTGTGCATTGGCGCGCCAGTTCCAGCATGTTGAGCACCAAGGCCGTGTTGTTCATGATGAACGGCACAGGTTCCTGAATGCTGTCCTCAACGTCTGACAGACTGGCAAGGTTGATGATGTAATCAACATGGCGAAGCCGATCCACCTGCCGCCTCGAAAACGGCACTGACAGGTCATGGGGCAGAATATGGACACGGTTTCGGGCGTCATCACCAGGCCCCGAAAGCAGCGTGGTGATGCGGTCAAAGTCCCCCTTGTGGCGGAAGCTGTCCGTCGCAACCACATTCCAGTTCGTCTGCTGCAAGACGGTTGCCAGCATATGGATGCCGATTGCGCCACCTGCGCCCGTAATCAAAACCTCAATCATGCTGCTTTATGTCCATAGGCTTGCTGTATGATGGAAATATTTTCCGGCCTCTCAATGCAATATGATCGAGAATATTCCTGACATTTATCCGCAATTTCCATCCGGGTATTTTCATCTTCCATGACCGAAAGCGCACGCAGCCAGTCTGAAACGCGGGGCTTTTTAATCAGGATGCCGGGGCTGTCTTTGTAAGGCGCGATGTCCGTCGCAATCGTCGGGAGACCAAGCGCACCATATTCCAGTATCTTGAGATGCGACTTGCACCTGTTGAATGGAATATCCAGTAGGGGCGCTATACCCACATGGGCACCTTGAGCATGCACAGACCGCAAGTAATCCTTCATCTCAGTCTCAGGCGCTACCTTAACGATCCCCTTGAGGGCATCTGGCACAAAACCGAAGAACACCCATTCGTATTTCGTCGTCGTTGACTGCACAACGGGAATGATCTGATGCAGGTCGGGCGCATGTGTATTGCCGCCAGCCCAGATAACACGCAACTTCTGCCCGTTCTCACGCGCCCTGACTGTCCTGAATTCGCGCTCGGAGATCATATTGGGCAGAACAAATGCCTCGCGCCGGTAGCGGTCCCACAGCGCATCCGCCATATCATGTGTGCTGGCTACCAGGTGGCGAGCGAACTGGACGGTTTTGTCCATGCACTGCACGCGATCACGGCTCAGCTTGAACGTCGATCCCGGATGCGGTGCCCAAAGCAGGTCATCGAAATCCATGTAGATCGGCAGATCAGGATGCCGGGCGCTGTATTCGCACCAGTGCCGGTATTGATTTACCTCAAACTGGCGCTGCGTCAGAACCAGATCGAACTTATATCTCCCCCATTCTTCCGCACGCGGCAAGTGGCACGTTTCAATCGCCTTGCTACCAATGCTTTTCGCGAACACCCTTCCGGGCTGCAAGATACGATAAAACCCACACCCGCGCGGATCAGCGGGCATGAGCATTGTCAGGTTTTTCATGTCCCCTCACGAGAAAACCCGCGATCCACGTCTCACGACGTTGAGCGGAACGGCTTAGGACGGAAAGACCGGCATTGCGAAACACCGGCAGTTAGGGATGCATCCGGCATGCCCCTTCAATCCGTCCAATTCTGGTGGATCATCCCACGCCACAAACTGCCCGTTCATCCCTCTATGGGATTTGCGGGTCCGGGCATCGCGATGGGATCGCCATATATACCCTGTGCTTCCGACTGCCTGCGCGCGTGCTTGCGTCAGCAGGGTAGAAGCCTTTGACGTTTCCGTGCGTGCAATCAGGGTTGCCCTACTGGCCGTTACCTCACCAGAGCGCATGATTTCGTCGCGTATCGACGTTGAGCGCGATCCGGTTATCAGGCTTTCCCTGGCAAGTTTCTGCACCCGTAAAGCTGCTTCACGCGGGATAGACGTAATGAGCGCCACCTGTTCCATCTGAAGTAGCTGCAATGTTTCGCCGGTAGGTGCCTGTTCTATTTCCTCCCGCAGCAACCTGCCCATCTGCGCCGCATGCGACCGCCAGTCACGCTTGTTAGCCCTGTCAGCATCTTCCAGCATGCGCTGGGCCACACTTTCCGCCCAAGGCTCAAGCGTTCGGCTATAACGCTCAAGTGCATCAATCAACGGCTGCGGGGATTGCGTGGCGTCGGGGTCCAGCAACTCAGAAAGCGTCCCGATGTGCTTGGCAATTTTCCGAAGCGATCTCTCATATGAAATTGCAAGGGATTTTGTCGGCTCAAACTTCTCCCGCTTCCGTTTTCCTCCGGGGGCGTCGGCTGTGACGACCCTTTTCAACATCAGGAATGCCTTTCTGATTCAGGATCGACATACTGCACCGCTGCCTCATTTGGCGCTGGTTGCGGCACCGGCGGAAGGTCGTTTTCATCGGGAGCCGGGGGATCGCTTTCTGCATCCTCTATTATCTCATCCGTGATACTATCCCACATGCCGTCCGCCTCTGCGCCGCTGCGCAGTTCTCGAAGGGCGACTGCCCGGTCTGTCACAATCCCTGCCTCATAGGCCGAAACTACTGCGCTGGTGCGGGTTGACCCTACATTGGCCTTGTCCATGTCGGACATCCCCCACAGAGACGCGAAATTGAAGCCAAAGTCTTCAGGCGGCGCTTTATCCAGAATGGAATAGTGCAGCACCTCCAGCAGGGTGTGCATGCCGCGCCGTAACTGCCCCTCCTGCTTCTGGGCAATCCCATCGTAATATTGCCGCAGATCGCTTTCGCCTGTGTTGAACCCGGCGGGAGACTGCCCCATCAACCGCGTCATTGGAATCTGCATTGCCCCGGCAAGCTGCTGGGCAAATTGCAGCAGGACATCATTCAGCCCGCTAAAGGCATATTGTAGGGCCTGAAAATCATCTTCACTGTCAATGACAGTCATACCCTCATTGGACTGATATGCCCGGATATTATCAAGCTGTGCCTGAATGGCGCGCCGGGCGGCTTCACTGGTGCCCCCCATGACCTGACGATACCCCTTGATCTTCATGACGCGCAGATGCGCCTTGTAGACAAGCTGCGCCGCCCCAAGGGTTGCACTATCGAACGAGGTCAGGACATCGAATATCCGCTCCACCACCGACATGCCCCAGCCATTTTCATACTGGCGCTGATACATGGGCAGCCGGATGCCATCGAGACGCACGACGCGGCTATGGTGAATCCACTGACCACCAAACGCATCTGCGTCCGGGATGACCTGGTAATAATTCGGCTGTCCGAGGGCCGGGCCGAAATTATGGATCGTGTCCGAATACTCAGGGTTCACGATCCATCGGTCAATCGAATAGATGCCAAGAAACTGGCCCTTGCCAACCGTGGACGGGTCGAGCGGCGTGGCCGGGTCCTGTCCATCAATCATGATGATCCCAATACCCCCACCAAACAGGCGTGCCCATTTGATGGTGTCGCAAAGGCTTTCCAGCACGCCAAACTCTGACATCGCGGCATAAAGCTCGCTTGCTTCGTGAGGGTCTATACTGCCGGTCAATTCAACGCCCGCACGCGTCATGTCTTCAGCAACGCAATCAACCGCGTTGCCAATGATCCATGACCCACGATAGGCCGCCTCAAGCTGGACGCGGTTGCGGGTCAGGAACCGGAACGCATAGTGCCCCGCCGAAGCAAGGTTATCCATGCCACGGCCAGTTCGGGTACGCGGATTCACAAACCCATCGCGGGTCTGGACGTGCTTGACCGGCGCGTTACCTTTCCCGCGATTTTTGCGTGCCATCGTCCACCTAAATCAATATCCGAGGCGCGCCCACACCTCTACATCGTCCGGCTCTGCCAGGGCATCAAACGCCCCGGCGGAAGCGTCCACTTGGTCATCGTGCGCCCCAGAGGGGAAGGCTGCCAGTTCTTCCAGATACGCCCGGTTCCACGGTGCCTTGACCAGACAGACATTCCCCACATTCGTCTGTGACGAGAATGGAGCCGCCCTGGTCGCCTTGTCGCCCGTCTCCCGGATTGAATCCACCGTATATCCAGACAGTTTCCGTGTCAGATACTGGACCTGCGCCACACCGGCCTGTCCGGGGTCTTGCGGCAGGATGATGCGGACCTCCCCGCCATCCTGCGCCGCCGTATTGAGAATAGCCGCCTCAACCTCTGCCGGATCGCCACGAAGGCGCACGACATCGAGAATGTAGAAGCGACCATCATCCGCCTTCAACAGCTTGACACCAACAGTCCAGTCGGGGTCTCGCGTGCCAACCTGACGCGTTGCCGCCAAATCCCATCGCCGTACCATCTGGCCCGTTTTTGGAGCAGCCGCGACCACAGGGATCATGGCAACCTTGAACAACGTCCCCTCGCCCGGCGTCGGGTTCTGCTGATACAGAGCCGACCATTCTCGGGGTCCAATTGACTTTTCGATATTCCTTAGTTCCTCAACCGGGAATACTTTAGGCCAAAGCGCTTCCCCAATGTTGCGATGCAGGGCATCGTGAGCGGAATCGCATATGGCGGGAAGCGATAGGACTTCCCATTCCTCGCCTGTTCCATTCTCCATCTCGGCCAATAGGCGACCCGCCAGGTCGTCCGGATGCCACCGGGTAAGAACAAGAACAATAGCCCCATTTGGCATCAAGCGCGTGCGTAGGACCGATCGATACCAGTCCCATGCCGCCTCGCGTATGATTGGGCTTTCAGCGTCCTGCCTGTCTTTCACAGGATCATCGATCAGCGCGACATGAGCGCCCTTACCAGTCAGACCACCACCCACGCCCATGGCGGTATAAACGCCGCCCTTGTTCGTATGCCAGTTGTCACGGGCGGCACTATCAGACGCAACGCCTACGCCCGGGAACAATGCCCCGAACTCTGGCGATGCCACGATATTGCGCACATCCCGGCCAAAGCCCTGCGCAAGCGTCGCGCCATATGATGCCGTGATGATCTGCTTGGTCGGATTGCGCCCCAGAAACCACGCAGGGAAACGCTTGCTGGTCAGTTCAGACTTACCATGCCGTGGCGGCATGAACACCATCAGGCGTTTGATTTCCCCACGCTCAACAGCATCAAGTCGTTCGCACAAAAGCCGATGCTGCGGGCCAACCATGTAGTCAGACATGGTGTATTGAGTGAAACCGAGAAGACAAGATCGCCCTGCTGACCGGCGGTTGAGTTCAGACCTCGCCTTCTCCGCCGCCTTCTTCACTAGAAGCGAGCGCGGCAAGTTCTTCATCTGTCATATCTTCAACGGAACGCTTTACCCTCGCATCCATCTGGATCGCGGACAATTTCGGATGGATGTAAGGGGCCGCTGCCTTCGCTGCCTCAAACTGCATTTCAGTTATCGAAATGTCGCCCTGCATGACACGGGTCATGATATCGAGAGGCGTGGCGCTGGCGTCTGCAAGTTTTTTCGCGACGCGACCACTAACTTCACGGCCAATTTTTTTAGCCTCTGATACGCCCCCACTTTTGCGTCCCGCGCCGGGTCTCGCTCCACCTCTCTGCGTCATATTCAAACTTTTTTTGATTGTTTTTCAAACGATGGCTGTTTTCTGCCGGTTTTAGCGCGATTAAATCAAACATCCATCCTGCTATGAGGCGATGCATTCGATCTTTCGTCAGATATACCCGGCGCTACGAATATCCTGACTGAACGCAGTTATTCGATTGTGGTTATATTCATACGAATTGCAGACTCAGGTTGCAACCTTTTTTGTCCTGCCATAATAATCCGATAGCTGCTCAAGCACCAAGGCACACTGCGCCGAGACTTTCCTCCGTCCTACGGAATCCGTGGTGCCAGGGTAAAGCACCTTCCCCATATCGGAGAATGTTTTTTCTTCCGCGATCATCATGCGCAACCTGACATGGGCACACATTCCCATCGCATCCCTAACATCCGCGATGCGACCAACTGCATTTGCGCGGACAACCTGCCACGACACAGCGTCGTGCCGCGTGCAGGTGTTGTTTTCATGGTTAGGCGCAAACTCGACGTATCCGTAGTGCCCAAACACGAAATCCCTATACCACCGGTCAGCAGCGTCGGCCGCATCCTGGTCTATGTCCCCCGCGTTAAGCAGGGCCTGAACTGTCGAGCGCACCCGTGGCGCGCCCTGCTGAACCGTCCATTCAGACCGCTTCTGCCGCTCAGGCGTGACGACTGTGTTGAGGATGCGTTTGGTTTCTTTGGTTAAGGTCTGATTCACTTCTCCAGCCTCCTCATAGCCGCCCGAGCATTCCGGTGCGCCCGATAGTCACCCGGTGTCCCGGCTGAAAAATAGATTGCGCCGCTGGTATGGACCCATCGAAGGTGGCCGCCCCGCGACACGGAAACGGACCATCCACGCGCCTGCATTTCCTGCTGGAAGCGGCGTTGCGCGCGGGGGATCATGCTCCGTGCCACCAAACAACCACCCAGCAAACAGCGCTAACCGGCAGGATCACGAGCAGGAACAGGGTCCAGATTGCGGCGGTTTTTAGGGCATCAGTCATTGCTGGTGAACCTCCCATTTTCATCGCGCGGGCGCCCGTATTTGGCGAGGCGCTCCTCAAGAATTGCGAGTTGATCGTGACGCTGACGAGAGACGAAAACGGCGTATTTCCAATACTTTTCATACTTCCTTGCGTCAGCCATTGCGGCATCGCATTGCGCAGAACGGATACTCCATCGAAGTTCGAGTATATCTGCCCGCTTACGCAGTCTCTCAATCTCCGCCCAAGGCCAGACGTGGCGTTTCAGGAAGCGGATCATCTGCTTTTCACCAAAAACCACGCGACCGCCCAAACACAACCTATTGCCCCAACAGCCGTGGACACGTTTTCGCTAATCGCCACGATGGCCTGCCATTCGTTCATGCGCCCACCACCAACCAGTAACCAGCAGCAAAACGGATTTTCCCGGCCTTGCGGAGCTTCTGGAATAGGCGTTCAACGAAGCGACGCGCAATCGCGCGAGGCACGTCTTCCTCGATGGCCTTCACTTTCATTTCGTGCACCGTAAACGGTTCCTTCTGGCGCAAGATATAGTTCGTGAACCATTCAACGGTTTCTTGGTTGATCTTCTGACCTTTAACAATCATCACCCTTCACCTCCCAATTCACCCACGCTGCGGGCCATTACGCGCAAGGTGTTAATGCCCTCATCCGTCAGTCCAACAAAACGGCAATCGTATCGTGAGCACCAATCAACGATCTCACGGATTATTTCATTGGCATCACGCTCGATTGCACCATGTATCCCGAAGCCTTGGTGCGTTCCCTCGCCAGACAGGAAGCGATACGGGATATGGAAGCGCTTCATATTCGCCCGCACAGCGCCCTTACCATCGTCCACGGTCAATCTCCCTCGGAAACCTTCATACCGCCCTCAGCACCAATCCTCGACGCTCTCAGGGCTATATCATCCAGCACAGCCCGTCCCGTTTCCCCGATATCGTATCCGGCCCGCATCTGGCACGCGGTTACGGCCACATCCCAGTTCTTCGCCGGGGCAAGGTTCGCCACGTAGTCAGCGCCGCAGCGTCCGGGCCAGAAATCAGCGGGGTTATCCATGCCGGATAGTACCACTCCCGAGTCTGGATTGGTACCTTTTTCTTCGCGGTTTTCAGGCATTTCTCTGCTTACCATGCCACACTATCCTCGCCTTCCCGCACGTCGCGAAACCATGTTGTCGGGCCGTTGAACAGCATGGGCACCGTTCCGCAATCGCCCTGACGGTTTTTGGCGATGATGATCTCCGCCTTTCCTTCGGAAGCCCGGATACGCTCATGCCACGCGTCAACGCGCTGACTGAAGGTATCCATGTTTTCCGCTGGCCGCTTGGTGGGTTCAGGATCACGCTGGGCGTAGTAATGATCCCGGTAGAGTAGAAAAATGCCGCTGGCGTCCTGCTCCAGATTTCCACTGTCCCGCAGATCCGCCATGGTCGGGTGCTTGTCGTCGCGCCCCTCCACACCGCGATTAAGCTGCTGCAGCCCGAGGACTGGCACGTTCAGGCTTTTGGCTAGCGCCAGAAGATCACTGCTGATCTCGCTGACTTCGGCGTACTTCCCCTGCTTGCGGGTCGTGGGCGTGCCGCGCATCAGGCCGACATAGTCTACCACGATCATGCCAAGTCCCGCCTTGGACCGCGCCATGCGTCGGGCCCGGCCATAAAGCTGCGCCACGGTGATCGCGGGTCGGTCATCGACCACAACGGGAACCTGCTCGGCTTCCTTGCGGGCTGCGAAGATCCGGTCCCACTCGCGCCTGTGAAGCGGTATGCGCTGGCCTTCCGATCCATCGGGATTGCGCGGCCCCGGCTTTGTGCCGGTCAGCACCCATCGCAACGGCAGCCGCGAATGGGCCGAGATGATCCGGGCAGATATCGACTTGGCATCCATTTCGCCGGACCAGTAGAGGATCGGCTTCCGGGAAATCTTGGCTGCGCGAACGGCGATCCCCACACCCATGCCCGTTTTCCCCATGGATGGGCGCCCGGCCAGGAGGTAGAAACACCCCGGCGCAAGCCCGCTGGTTTCCTCATCCAGCTTCTGAAATCCGGTGCGCATGCCGATAATACCATCCCCGCGCGCCGCTGCTGCGGATGCTTCCTCCATGGCCTGATCCATTGCGGAAGTGAGGCTGGTTAGTCGCTGGTCGCCACGATCTTTCCCGAGCGTGAGGAGCGCCTGCTCAAGGTCATCAATGATCTCCTCGGGCGCTGAACCCTCAGCGGACATCGCGCGGGATTTGGCCATGGCCCCAATGTCAAGCAACTCGCGGCGTAGCCACGCATCGCGGATAGCATGCCCGAAATCCCGGCACGCCATCCATCCCGGCTGGGACATGAGGATCTGCGTGAGATACGAGAAGCCGCCTACCGCATCCAGTTCGATTGCATTCTCGACGCGGGCTTTCAGCGTGACCGGCGTAGCCTCCACGCCAGATTGGATAACCTTCTCGATCTCGCCGTACAGCCACCCGTTCACCGAATTGGCAAAATGGCGCTTTTCGAGGAAATCACAGACCAGTTCATACCCGCGATTGTTCATCAGGATGCCCCCGAGAACACCCATCTCAGCCTGAATGTTCACCGGTGCGTCTGGCATAATCTCGGCATTGGGCGGGAAGATGATGCCGTTCACGCTTCCATCTCCTCAATTTCGATCAGACCCCGCATCGCGTTCAGGGTCGCCACAGCTTCCTCATGCAAACTTTCCGGGTATCCGCCTGTCCGGATGACCTCGTGGAAAGCCTCGAGCATCTTCTGGCGTGCTTCCCGGAAATGGCGCTCGGCATACATCGGGGCGAGGTAAAGGCTGATGGACGGCGGAAAGGGGATGATTTCGGCGCTCATGCGACAGAACTCCATTCCTGCTGGAACGCGGTCCAGGACTTCGGCCGGCGCTTATGGCGCATCTCGACCTTGGTATATTCGAGGTAGGCTGCTTCCATCCGGGCAGCCGCACGGGTCGGCGTAGCCTCGGCCATCTCGGCCGCGGCATTGCGGAAATAGCGCAGGGTGTTGGGTGGTCCCTGCTCGCGCCGGCGCTCCATCACGCCACTGACGGCCATCAGGATGATTTCGGATGCGCCCTGCACCGAATGTCCTTTGGCGGTGATGTCTGCCAGCCACTGGCGAACTTCACCGCCATCGGCTGCGCTGGGCATCAGCCGCGCCAGGTCGTATCCGGCCACATCCTGAACCTGTCGGACCAGAGGACGCCATGCGGTGTCGATGGTCAGTTCCACGTTGTCAGCATCGTGCGGCGCATCCGCGCCCGCCAATCCTGACTGAAAGGAAGGATTATGTGATTGTGATTGTGATTGTGCCACGGGCGTACCACCGTCGTGGCACGGGCGTGGCACGGGCGTGCTTACATTATCAGCCGGAAAAGGGCCGTTTTCCGGTTGCTCCTTTTTGTTTTCACGCCTTGCCCTCTTGCGCTGCTCACGCTCCTGAGCCGCCTTCGCAAGACGTGCGCTGACCTCTTCTGCTTTGTTCTTTTCTGCGCGAAGTCGCTTCTGATCCAGAAGGCCATCGTCATTAACGATGAAGAAATGGGATAATTCTGGCCATACTTCCCCCTCCCAGGTTGCCATATCCATTTTGGCAATCCTAGCCAGACGATGGGGATTATTAGGCGCAGGACCATTGCGCCAAATATCCATCATCAGGAGAATATATGCGCCATGCTGAAGAGTTGAGAGGCCCGCGGTATCAGCCAGATAGTCGCCTATATAAAGCGGCATCCACGTTTTTGTTTTGCTCATTGCGCGACCTCAATATGGTCCCAGTTCTTGCCCTCAAAGTGAAACACAGGATCCGGACCAAGGGGCAGCTCAACCCCAAGAGACATGAGAGAAAATGCCTGCTGTGCAGTAATGACGCCGTTTAGATGGCTGTCACGAATGCGCAAATGCATACGGAAATACTCAATGGGCCTGTTCCCTTTTGAGCAATTACAGCTATTGCATGTAAGCATAAGGTTTGGCGGATAATGCGCGCCCCCTTCTGACTGCGGGACGATATGATCAATTCGGGCATTTCCATGCGTGGCAATGCTCACATTGCATCCGCAATAACCACATCGGCCTTCTTGGCGTCCCCACAGCCAAGAACGAAATCCCTTATCGAAAAGGGGCTTTCCATCCTTGTTGAAGCTTCTTACTGCAAGATCCTGAAAAACTTCGTCGATGACAGATCCAATACTTTTCATCAGATCACCTCAGTAATCGTAACAACAGTCCGCTGCTCACACAGCCGACACTTCACGGCACGAACCTCAAGATCCATGTGCGCAGGCCCGTCATCCACGACGAAGCCCAGGCCGCGCTTGTTCTTCACGCGCTGCCGTGCGCCTGGCGTGCGGACGTTCAGCAGGCGCGGCGTAGTTAGGGCATCCACCAGAAATTTTGATCCGCCATATAATCCATCAGTGTCAGGCGTTCCGGCCGAATAGCGCTCAATCAGCACATGTGCGCGCTGGAATGGCTCAGAGGGGCGCAAATGTAGCGCCACGTCCGCAACAGCCCGCGCCATCTTCCGACGCATTCCAGTGAGCGCAAACCGGCTTTGGCCGATGCTGTGGTTGAGCAAAGGGAAGGGTTTAGGGAGGGTGAAGGTTATCATGCAGCCATCCCCCGCGCAGGGAACGGACATGCACGATCTCCCGGCCCCAGCGCCTCATAGCGCAGGCCGGTTACGCGCCCCCGAATAAACGCCACGTTATCAAACAGGAGCCACGCGCGCGCCTCGATATTGGAACGCACGTTGTAGATCCCCACGAAATACGTGCCATCCCGGTCAACGCCAGATACTCGGGTCCATGTGCGGGTTTCTGGCATCATACATCATCCGTCAGATAATATTCACGCGGCGGCTGGTGAACCTTGACGCCAGCCGCAAGCAATACTTCGGGAGTGTACCCCTGTGCAGTGCGGGCATTTCGCTGTTTGCTAAGGGCCGATTTTGAGATACCGACGCGATCAGCGAACGCCTGCGCCGTCCCTGCTTTGTTGATCGCGTGGGAAACTATGCGGTGCACATCAATGTCGGTGAGGGTGTTGTGCTTCATTCCCCGGCCTCCCGTTTCATTTCATCGGTCGCACTGCGCGTGATCTTTACGGAAGGGTTCAAACACGCCCTGATTGCAAACAGACGCGTGTTCGTATCCTGCAGGTCGGCACGCAGTTTTTCATTTTCGCGCCGAAGCGTTTCATTGTCCGCGCGCAGGCGGCGCATCGTCTCCCAGACTTCCTGTTGCAGAAAGGCAAAGCCGATCATGCCAACGCGGATTTCGACGTAGCCTTCGCCCCGGTCAAAGCCGAAGCCACGCCATTTCAGTGTTTGGATTGCTGTAGGCATTTCCTTGTTTCTTCGACCATCTGGCCGACCTCTTTTTCCAACTCCGGGCAATCCGCCATCAGCACGATCAGGTCATGCATGCGGGGCGCGTTCTTGCCGTAGAGCCAATTTGTGAAAGCCTTCACCGACCATCCGTGCTTGCGGGAAACCCGTTTGGCGGCATTGCGAACCTCCCCATAACGGTGCTGCATCGACCGTTTTACGGCCTCGACGCAGTCTTCGTTCGACACACGTTCTGGGGTGAAATTGGGGGAAAGATTTTCCCGAGATATTTGCATCGTCATGCTCCACATTCCGAACAGCGAAGAACGGAACTGGAGAAACACTTGTTGGAAAAACCGCCCATAGAAACAGCGGACGGCATGAAGGAAGCCGACCGCACCCTGTCAATTCCACAGACGCTGGTCCTCATGGCGCGGGTATGGGCGGCAACCCATCCCTTCGCGACCATTGAGGTCCGGCAGCACCTGGCAGCCATGGTGGCCACTGAATTGGCGGGGCGCGGGTGAGGCATCAGAAAGGAATTTCATTATCCAGATTGTCACCGGACGGCGCATCCCAGCCGCCAGAACGCTGCGGGCTGCCCTGCTGGCGTGGCTGAGACTGCTGAGGGGGTGAATTGCCATCCCCGCCGCGTTCGCCACACAGCACCAGATTGCCGCCAAACTTCTGGATCACAACCTCGGTCGTGTAGCGATCCTGCCCGCTCTGGTCGGTCCACTTGCGGGTCTGGTTCTGGCCCACAACCTGAACCTTAGACCCCTTGCGGACGAACCGCTCAATCACGCTGGTCAGGCCCTCATTCCAGCACACAACGCGGTGCCATTCGGCCTTTTCGCGCGTCTCGCCGGACTGCTTGTCCTTCCACGTTTCGGATGTAGCCACTGTGAAACTGGCAACCTTCTGGTCGCCCTGCGTAGTCCGGATTTCCGGATCTTTGCCCACATTTCCGAGGATGATTGTCTGTGAAAAATGACCGGCCATTACGCCACTCCCCCAGCGCATGGAGCCGATCCATAAACGCCATTCTTTTCCAGAAACTTCCGCCGCTTCCAGGTGATCTCATCAGC